TATAATATACATATAAAAGAAATACCATGAACAAAAATTTTAAAAAAGTTCTTGACTTAATTGCCGAAATGAAACAATCATTCGCAACCGCGTCAATGAAATTTGAACAAGCTACTTTAATCGACGGAACAATCGTTGAATTTGATGTTTTTGAAGTTGGTCAACCGCTTTTCGTAGTTACGGAAACGGAAACAATACCAGCACCGGAAGGAACGCACGCTTTGAGCGGTGACCTTGAAGGCGTTTCGGTTGTTGTTGATGCCAATGGAATAATCATTGAAATAATTGACGAAAGAGCAACCGACGAAGTTCCAGTTGTTGAAGAAGTTGTTGCCGAAGCTATGTCAACGGAAAAAGTTGAAAGCATTATCAACGCGAAGTTGGAATCATTCGCATCAAGCATCGAAGCGGTTGCCGAAATGATGAAAATTATCGCAGACCAAAACAACAATTTGTCGAAAGAAGTTGCGACATTGAAAGGAGAATTCGAATCCTTCAAGTCCGCACCAATTAACACGACAACCGAAAGCGAAAAATTCGCAAAAGTTGGCAACTTGACAGCTAAACAATTATGGTTAAAAAATAATAAAAATAAATAAAATGTCACTAAAAAAATATATTAAAAACTCATTTGATTATGATGTTTCTGGCTTATCGCCATACACCGACGAAACGCGCGAAGAATTAGTTGTTAGATCGGTTACTGAAGCGGAAACGTTAACGTACATCGCTATCCAACAAGGAATAAAAGGTACTGAAGCGTTGAACTTAATGGACGATTCAATCGTTTATCAAACTGCTGATTGTGCAATGACACCAAACGGCGACACCGTGTTCACTCAACGTGACATCACGGTTCAAACTATTGGCTACATGAAAAGCTTTTGTCAAAAAGACCTTGCCGGTTTTTGGGCGCAAATAGCGCTTGCACCTGGTGCAATGGCCGAAGACAAAACACTTCCTTTCGAAGCGCAAATCATTGACTATTTATTGAAGCTTCACGCTCGTGAATTAGACAAATTAATATGGAACGGAAACATCGCGACTGGTTCTGGAAACCTTGCATTCATGAACGGATTCCGTCAGTTCTTAACAACTGCGAACGGTTGTGTGAACTTGAATACATCGGCTTATGCTTCAATCACTGCGTCGAACGCTTATGATGTTTTTTACGAAGCATTCACAAACACACCAACGAACGTAGCGGAAGGAGAAGAATTCATTTGTTTCACTGGTCGTGAATCATTCAACTTTTTGTTAAAGAATTTAGTTGACTTGAATCTTTACCATTTCGCACCAGGAGAATTCGCAACAATGAACGAACTACTTTTACCAGGTTCAAACATGCGAGTTGTTAAGGTGAACGGATTGAACGGAAATGATAACATTTACACTGGTCGTTCTTCACATTTCATCTTCGGAACTGATTTATCTTCTGATTTCGAATCATATGACCTTTGGTATTCATTCGACGATGACTTGATATATTTAAGATCTAAATTCCGCGCTGGTGTTCAAGTACCTTTCTTGAATCAAATCGGAGTTTGGAACGGAACAAGTTCACCATCTTAATAAATTAATTAATAATCACGACGGCCGGGCAACCGGCCTTCATTAAACTTAAAAAAATATGTCTTGTGAAATGACATCCGGCTACAATGACCGGACATGTACAAACGGAAAAGGTGGCATTAAAAGCGTTTTATTGTTTCCATTGGGAAATGTTGCGACTTCAAATATCACGTTAAACGAGGTGACAACATTGACGGTGACTGGCGAAACATTTCTTTATAAATTGAAATCAAACCTTTCTTCGTACACCGCACCAATAAAAGTTAATAAAGACAACGGTACTTTATTTTATGAGCAATCTTTGTCTATGATCCTTGCATCCGACAACAAAGAATTAAGAAGTGAAATTCACTTGCTTGCACAAAACGAAGTTGTTTGTTTGGTTGAAAATGCTGATGGTTCAATTGTTGCACTTGGATTCGGTGAAGGTCTTCAAATCGCTGATGCGAATGAATACACTTCAGGCGTTTTAAAAGGTGACCGAAAAGGACACGTTCTTGTTCTTAATGGAATGGAGAACGAAGAAGTTCCAGACGTTGATCCGGCAATTTACGCAACATTGTTGACACAACAATCGCCGTCAATCTAATACTTTACTAATTAAATTTAAACGAAGGGAAAGGAAAAATTATTTCTTTCCCTTTTTTTGTGTAATTTTAACGTTATGAAAATAAAAAAAGAATACATCGGGTCAAAATGTTGGTCAAAGTTATTGTCAAAATGGTTAATAATTGACGAAACAAAAGGCGATTTTTACATGAAAGTCGGCATTTTTTACATTTACGAAACAAGCGCACCAAAATTAATTAAGTATGTTGATAATACAAAGAAACGGAACAACGCCATTGATAGTGACGGTGACGGAATTGACAACGATTCCGAATCCAAGTTACTTATTTGAGTTCGTACACGAACAAAGCTTCAAGGAATATCGATGCGTTTTGAATAATATTTCAACCGCGACACCGCGCTTTGATGAATTTGTTTTAATTGATGGCGTTGATGTGACTTTTGATTACAACGGATATTATATTTACAACATTTACGAACAACAATCGCCGGGAAATCTTGATCCGGACTTGGCCGTGTCACTGGTTGAAACCGGACGCGCCGAAGTCATCGAAATAGATTCGCCGTCACATGAATACGATTCACCGATTTATTTCAATATATATGAATAACGACAAAATTAAAATGACTTCGCTTTCCTTTCGGAAAGAATTCGTAAAACCGGACGAAGAAAAAGACCGTTCACTTGGATTCGTGAAATGGGGAAAGAAAAACGATTATCCGTATTTTTTAATTGACCTTTTCAACGGATCGGCTTGGCATCAAGGAATTGTCAAGACGAAAACCTTTTACATTGCCGGCGGTGGCCTTGAAGTTGTGACCGGTGACATGCAAGCTTTCATCGAGAACCAGTATTCGCCGTTTGACATGAACGAAATCGCGGAACAATTAGCATTCGACTTCGAATTATTTGGCGCTTTTGCGGTGAAAGGGACTTGGAATCGCGAAGGAACAAGGGTTGCTAAATGGGAATACTTGGATGTTGACGCGATTCGAATGACCGAAGACGAAAGAATTTATTATTTGTCGGACGATTGGGCAGCATTGAACCAATCGGCTGAAAAAACGAATCTTCGAATGTTTCCGGCGCTTGATGAAAACAATAAAACCGGTTCATTCATTATCTATTATAAAGAACCGTCAAAGCGTTCAAGGAAAGAAAAGGGAATTTACCCAAAACCAACTTACAACGGCGGATTGACGGCCATTCAAACGGATGTTGACATCGCTAAATTTCACATGTACGAATTGCAAAACGGATTTAAATCCGGGACGTTGATCAATATGCCGTCTGGATTCCCGGAATCAACCGAAGAATTGAATCGAATAACCGAATCAATAAAAGGACGAACGCAATCGGTTGAAGATGCCGGCGAAATAATTATAACTTTTTCCGATGGCGCTGATTTAGCGCCGACGGTTCAACAATTGAACGGCAATGACCTTGACAAGCGTTATGAAGTCACAATGCAATCCGTTCAACAAAACATTCTTGTCGCGCATTCCGTAACCGCACCGACATTGTTCGGCGTTATGCAACAAGGATCTTTCAACGCGGCGGAATCCGGTGATTTATTCGAAATATTTAAAACAACTTATGTTTCAACGCGTCAAAAACGAATTGAATGGATGCTTAACTACATGGCGGAACTTGGCGGTTATATTGGAACTGTGAAATTGGTTGATGTATTGCCGTTGAAATCGGTTGCAAAAGAAACAACCATTGAACCGGTTGCAGCTTCGAAGCATCAGTTTTTAAATGACGAAATCAAAATCTTTTCGGAATTCGGTGAAAGTCAAGATGACTATATTGTTTTTTCATCACATCCAATCGCTTGGAACACATCGAGCGAAGAAGTTTTTGCTCGTCATGATTTAATGTTTGAAACAATTGGCGAAATCAAAATTCAAATGAAAGATTTTGACAAGAATGTTTTGAAGATGTTGCAAGATGGCGAAGATTCAACCGCGATTGCGAAGGCATTGAAAACCGACATCACAAATGTTGCCAAATCAATAGAAAATCTTCGCGGTTGGTTGTTAGTTGCCGAAGGTGACGTGACGCAACTTGGCGAAAACTTACTTGAAGATATACAAATCGAAGTTTCGGATTTTGAAGTTCGTTATTCTTATCGAACCCGTTTGGATGTTCCGCCGGTTAAAACGGAATCACGCGAATTTTGCTTGAAATTACTTTCATTAAATAGATCTTATTCACGCCAGGACATCGACACAATATCAACGCGAGTTGATCGCGATGTTTGGAAATATAAAGGCGGTGACTATACGAATCCGGACACCGGAAGAACAACGCCCTGGTGTCGTCATGAATGGTTGCAACAATTAGTCATCAAACAAAAATAAAATTATGAATTATCTTTTATCCGTTGACAATCTCAAAAAACTTGGATTGATCCATTCGAACACCGACACGAAAATTCTGGCGGTGGCAATTAAACGAAGTCAAGACATCCAATTGCAACCGGCATTGTCGACACCTTTGTTCAAGGCCTTACTTTTGCGCGTTCAAAATAATACTTGGACGCAAAACTACCTTGATTTAATGAATGACTTTGTCGTTCCTTGTTTGGTTGCGTTCGTGGACTATCGTTGCGCGTTACTACTCAACGAAAAATTGACGAACAAATCGGTCGGACGTGTTCAAGATGAAAACATTCAACCGAACACCGACAGCGAAACAAGCGCTTTGCGCGACCAATTACGAAAAGACGCGTATTTCTACAAAGAAAGATTAATCGTTCATCTAATCGCCGATAATGGCGTAAAATACCCGGAATATATTGAAACGAATTCAAGTCCCGGACATTGTTCCGAAGACATGCGAAAAGATCGTTCAGGCTATACACCAATTAATTTTATTATATGAAGTTTAAAGCGTCTAAAAAACAAATTGAACAACTAAAAAAATTTTTAAAACAACATGGAAAGAACGCTGAATCAACTAAAACGAGAATTCGAAATCATTGCGACGCAACACCGGCAAATTAATGATTTCTTTTTTGGCGATTATCTTGACGCCGTTTCACGCGACGCGGTTCAATATCCGATAATGATTATCACTTTGCAACCTGGAACAATCGGCGACAATTTTGTCGGGGTTAATTGCATTATTTCAATAGCTGATAAATACAACATTCAAGAATATCGCCAGATTGATGAAATTCATTCCGATTGCTTGTCCATTTGCAAGGACATTCACACGACATTCAAGCAATGGCGATTTGAAGATTTCCTTGACGTTGAAGGAACAATTGCGACAACGCCATTTATTAACCGATCGCACGATGTTACGGCCGGATGGACGATGAACATGGCGGTTAACATTTACGACGAAGAAAATTGGTGTCAGATTCCTTTTGACAATTACGATTTTGAGAACAATTAAGCATAATAGATTATGAATAAGCATCTTCGATCGTTAGCTTTTTTGTTTTTTTCCTTTGCTTATTTAACGGCGGTTGCAATGGCGTTCGAAGATTCTTTGTTTTTAAAATTTGGCGGGGTTGCGCTTGGATTATTTTTAACACATCAACTTGTTGATCAATTTGCAAATAAATGAAATTACAATTAATACTTTTACTTGCAAATATTCGCCTGGCAGCGCCAAAATTACTTGGAATTATCGGCGCGTTTTTTTTACCAATATCCGGAATTTTATTTTTGATTGGATTCGCCATCTTTGTTGACACCTTGACCGGAATTTGGAAGTCTAAAAAATTAAACATTCCAATCACATCGCGAAAACTTTCCGCCATTATTTCAAAATTGTTTTTATATGAACTGGCGATCATTGGATTTTACTTGATTGACTATTGGATCTTAAATGATATTATCATGACCTTCTTTTCCGTTCCATTAATGTTGACAAAAATTTTGGCCTTGACATTGGTAAGCATCGAAGTGATGTCCATAAATGAAAATTACATTTCAATCCGCAAAATTTCAATTTGGGATTCTCTTCGAAATCTATTTTTAAGAGCGAAAGAAATTAAACAAGATCTAAACGAAATAAAATGATAAGGAAATTATTTAATTATTTGAATTTTCTGCAAAAGGAAAAGATAAAAGCAATGATTTATTCTAAAATTTGATTATGAGTTACACACGGGAACAAATTGAAAAGGCGGTTAAAAGCAAAGGATTCGTTTGGTTCAACAGTGCCAAAGATTACGACGTCAACATTGTCGGCGTTCGCAATTTAAAAAGCGGAAAAAAGGTCACAAACGAATTCGACGATGCTTTGACCTTGTCTTATAAAGTTAACGGCATTTGGCAATTTCACGAATGGACAATCACAACCGATCCAGGTAAAAAACCGACGGAAATTTTAAGAAGTTCGCGAGGGGTTGCCAGATTAGTTCCCGGACAATATCGCGGGGTGTACGCGGTTAGCATGCATAACGGAAAATATCAAGCGCTTTGTCAAAGGTTGGGCAATGTTTCGGTTTATCGCGACAATAATAAAGATAAAATTCAAGACGAAAAAGTCATTGATTCCGGAATGTTCGGCATCAACATTCACCGGTCATCCATCTACAAAGATCCGTCGAATGTTGATTACTTTTCCGAAGGATGTCAAGTTTTCAGATACAACGCTAATTTTGTGGAATTCATGAAGATAATTAATAAAGCAAAGGACGCGTTCGGGAATAAATTCACTTACACTTTAATCGAGTTGTGAAAAAGCTAATCGCATTTTTAAGCGTTTTGACGATGTTTGGTTGTTCATCCGAACGAATGGCACAATATCATTATAAAAAGGCGTTAAAACACGGCTTGAAGCTTGTTCAAGATAGCGACACTATTCGAATTGCAACCATTGATTCAATTGCTTATTATGTCAATGATACGATACGATACGAAAAGATACTAAAATTCACCGATTCCATAGTGTTTTTTAAGAATGTTTATATTCCCAAAACGAAATGGCAAACTAAA